GATTACTTTAGCGGTAACGGCAGTACTACGGCATTCACGCTGTCTCGCCCAGTTGCGTCTGTAGCGCAGGTGCAAGCGGTGGTCAATAACGTAGCGCAGAATCCATCGGATGCCTTCACAGTTAGTGGTAGCACCATCACGTTCACCTCTGCCCCGTCCAGTGGCACAAACAACATTTATGTTTACTACACAAGCCCGATAACGCAGGTGATTGCACCGGGTCAGGGTACGGTGACGACTACGTCTTTGACTTCTGGTTTTACTTTACCCGTTTCTTTTGGCGGTACGGGGTTAAATACAGTCCCACATACAGTTCAAGTATTTACTTCTAGTTCTGGCACATACACAACTCCTACTAATTGCAGAGCAATTCTTATTGAGTTAGTAGGTGGCGGTGGCGGCGGTGGCGGCGGTAGCCAAGGTTCACTTGATGGCGGTACGGGAGGTGCGGGCGGTAGTTCTACTTTCGGCACACTAACAAGTGGTGGTGGTGGTGGCGGGTTAAATAGTTCGCTAGGAGCAGGTGGAACCGCGTCTGGTGGAGATTTAAATATTGTTGGAGCAAGAGGAAATTGCGGCGGCGCAGGAGTAAATGGTGCGGTGCAAGGAACAGGTGGCGTAGGAGGAGCATCCTATTTTGGTGGGGCGGGTGGTGGGTTTTATACCGCCGCAGGGGCGGCAGGGGCAACAAATTCTGGTAGTGGCGGGGGCGGTGGCGGTTGTGGAGCCACATCAGCCCCGTATGGCGGTTCGGGAGGCGCATCGGCTGGCTATGTAAGAAAAATGATTAACTCGCCTGCTGCTACATATTCTTATGCTATTGGGGCTGGTGGTACAGCGGGAACCGCAGGGACATCTGGTTTTGCAGGTGGCGCTGGTGGTTCGGGTGTAATCTTTGTTACGGAGTACTACGTATGAAATATGCAATCGTTAAAAATAATGTGGTCGTCAATATCATTGAGTATGAGGCACAGCCTTCTACTCCCCCTCCGGGTTTTGAAGATGGGCATATAGCTATTCAAGCGGATAGAGTCAGTCCGGGTTGGCACTATGCAAATGGTCAATTCACAAACCCTAACCCGCCTGAAGTTATTGAAATGCCAGCAGCCAAGTCATTGACCGACATGATTTTGGAAAGCCCGACAGAGTTGGCAAAACTCAAAGCCGCATTAGGAATTTAATATGGCTATTAGTACGATTGACTCAAAAGGGCTAACAAGCCCACTAACCAGCGGGGTAACTACAAATACGGTTACGTCTGCGGCGGCTACTGCGCTAACTTTGCAGTCTGCTGGCACTACGGCAGTAACTGTTGATACTTCACAAAAAGTTGGTATCGGATTAACTTCGCCAAGTCAAAAACTAGATGTATCTGGAGAAGCACAATTAACTTATGCTGGTGGAACTAACTATTTGTATTTTCAGTCAACAAATAATTATGTCGGTAGAAATACTACGGGTGATATTTGGCTAAATACTGTTGGTGGTCAAAATACTATTTTTGGTATTGCTGGCACAGAAAAAATGCGCCTTACTGGCAATGGATTTTTATGTATTAACAAAACATCAACACAATACAGCGAAACTTTATCCATAGCAACGGCTAATCAGCAAGGTATACACATAAACGAAACTTCAAATTCGTCAAATATTAATATCCAATACTTTACAAAAGGTACTGGCTTTACTAATACAGGTGCAATCTATTACAACGGCTCAGTAATGGCCTACCAGACCACATCTGATTACCGACTTAAAGAAAATATTGCGCCAATGACAGGTGCGTTAAATAAGATTGCACAATTAAAACCAAGTGCATATCGTTGGATAGAGAGCCAACAAGAAGATACTGGTTTTATTGCCCATGAGTTGCAAGAGGTTTTCCCTCAAGCTGTAAGCGGAACTAAAGATGCAACCCGTGAACAAGAGTACGAAGTAACACCAGCGGTTAAAGATGAGCAAGGAAAGATTACAACCCCTGCGGTAATGGGTACAAAAACTGTCCCTGATTATCAAGGCATTGACACATCATTCCTAGTAGCAACACTAACAGCGGCAATCCAAGAACTCAAGGCGTTAGTTGACGCACAAGCCGCAGAGATTGCGGAACTCAAAGCAAAGGTGGCGTAATGGCTTTCATAGGCAACCAACCATTCACAGCCGCCTTCCTTGTAGATACATTCTCAGGGACAGGTAGCCAGACTGCTTTTACTATGACGGTCGCACCTGCGAATACGTCATCAATCCTCATATCGGTTACTGGCGTATTGCAAGACCCAAGTACATACACTGTGTCTGGTACAACCCTGACCTTCTCAGCCGCTCCACCAAGCGGTACAAGTAACATTAGCGTAAGATTCCTTGGCATACCAGCCAGCGGAGTAACAAGTGGAATTACAACAGGAAAAAGCATTGCAATGGCAATGATTTTCGGAGGATAAAAAAATGGCAAATCCAAATATCGTCAACGTCACTTCTATTTATGGAAATACGGCATATACCACCCCCGGCAGTACGGCTGTAAACACATCATGGACACATAACGGTACAACAGCATTGACGGGACTAACGCCCGCAGTCGGTTCTGTAAACAAAGTTAACAGCATTGTTGTCACAAATACAACTGGGTCACCAGCTAATGCGACTGTAGCAATATCAAACAATGCAACATTTGCATCAGGTACAGCGTTTGCACTTGCTTCTGCTATTCCTGTGCCTGCTAATTCTTCTTTGATTGTTATAGATAAAGCAAATAATTTATATGTAACAGAAAACCAATCTATTGGAGTTACAAGTGGAACATCAAGTGCTTTGACTTTTGTGGCCTCGTTTGAGGTGATTACATGAGTAGACGCTGGCCCGGTGGGATAGTTTCATCCACTTACACAGCACCTACTACTAGTTCGGCAACTGGAGTATGGACAACTAACACTCAACTGCAATCTGCTCAAGGCGGAATATGGCCCGGTTATACACTCACACTTGATTACCTTGTTATTGCTGGCGGTGGCGGTGGCGGTAATGTTTATGGCGGTGGTGGTGGTGCTGGTGGTTACCGTGAATTTACATCACAAACATTATCACTTGGAACTGCATATACAGTTACTGTTGGTGCTGGCGGTGCGTCTTCAACAGTCGGTTCAAACTCAGTCGTAAACACAAATACTTCTGCTGGCGGTGGGCGTGGTGGAAACGGTAATCCTGACAACGGAACAAACGGAGGCTCAGGCGGTGGCGGCGAAGCAGGAGGTGCTGGCAATACTCCATCAACTAGCCCATCACAAGGTAACAATGGCGGTAGTAGCGTTGTTGGCGGCAATTATGGTCGTGGTGGCGGTGGCGGTGCTGGGGCTGTTGGTTCAAATGGCGTAAGCGCAACTGGCGGTAACGGTGGTGCGGGTACAGCATCAAGCATTTCTGGCTCTAGCGTCACAAGGGCTGGTGGTGGTGGCGGTGGCACATTCCAAGGTGGAACTGGTGGTAGCGGAGTTAATGGAGGTGGTAACGCTGGTGCTGGTGGCGCAAACAATGTAGGAAGCCCCGGCACAGCCAATACTGGCGGCGGTGGTGGTGGCGCGGCTTATCAAAGTGGCGGCGGTGTCAATGGTGGCGCTGGTGGTAGCGGAATTGTGATTATTAAAATTCCAGACACACGCACAGCAAGTTTCTCTGGCGGTGTAACATTTTCTGGTGGAACACCTAGTGGTGGTTTCAAGGTGTATTCTGTAACTCAAACATCTACAACAAATGAAACCGTAACTTTTAGTTAAAAAATAATATGGCACACTTTGCAAAATTAGATGAAAACAATGTCGTAATTTTTGTTACTGTTGGTCGTGACGAGGATAACGGCAAAGAAGCAGAATTGTCTGCACGTTCTGGAGATGTTTACAAGCAAACCTCGTACAACACCTATGGCGGTGTCCATGCTAATGGCGGTACACCTTTGCGTAAGAACTACGCTGGTATTGGTTATACATACGATAGTCAGCGCGATGCGTTTATACCGCCGAAGCCATTTGCAAGTTGGGTTTTAAATGAAACCACTTGTCTATGGAATGCGCCAACTCCAATGCCAACTGATAATAAATATTACCAATGGAACGAATCCACATTAGCATGGGTTGAATTTAGTAACACACCCGCAGAGGAGAACCAATAATGGCTTTAACGCAAGTAGCCTCTGGGCTAATAGCATCTGTAGCGGCATCAACGCTTACAGGAACACAAACCATTCCAAGAGGTACATTGCCTACGGGGTCTGTGTTGCAAGTGGTAACGTATACATCTAATTCAAATGCAAGTACAGCAAATACCACAGGTACAAATTATGTTGCAAGTGGATTTATAGTAACAATCACACCATCTTCAGCAACTAGTAAAGTACTTTTGATGTGCAGTTCTTGCATTGGAAACAGTGCAGGCGCTTCTGGGATGTCTGTTTTGTTTTATAGAAGTATCGGTGGAGGCGGTTATTCCGCTATTGGTAGTAACGGTTTAGCAACGCAATATTTAAATAACATTACTTATGTGTCCTACCAAGTAAATATGTTTGGTCTTAATTATCTTGATAGCCCCGGAACTACAAGTTCTGTTTCGTACCAACTGTACTTTCAAGGAAATAATGGATCGCCTACTGGAACTTGTTATTTAAATGGTAGAAATAATGACGGGTTACAGCAACCCCAATTAAATTTTACAGCAATGGAGATTTCAGCATGAACAAACATGAAGCAATTTATAAAACACACCCTACAGTCGTTACTATCCGTGGCAATGTGGCTTACGACAAAGACGAGAACATTGTTCAATACAACGAAACAGCAGTTCAAGCCTACATAGATGCTCATGCCTACATAGCCAAGCGTCAGGCTGAGTACCCATCTTTCATCGACTACCTAGACGGCATGGTCAAAGGTGACCAAGCACAGATTGCCAAATACATTGCCGACTGCCAAGCTGTTAAGGCAAAATACCCCAAAGGATAAACTATGTCAAGTACCTATTCAACCAACCTAGCCATTGAACTCATGGGTGCTGGCGAACAAGCTGGTAACTGGGGTTCTACGACCAACACCAACCTCGGCACGCTGATTGAACAGGCTATATCAGGTTATGAAACTCAAGCCTGTACGGGCGGCACCGACACTCTGCTAATGACCAATGGCGCGTCAGCCACGGCTAGGAATATGTTTTTAGAGTTGACGGGTACAGGCGGCGGCACACTGGTTGTGCCAGCCAATAAAAAGCTGTACTTTATATTTAACAATACTGCAAGCGCCATCACAGTAAAAGTAAGCGGTCAGACGGGCGTATCAGTTCCAACCACAGCCAAGATAGTTTTGGTATCTAACGGCACAGATGTAATAGTCGCGCAAAACTACATTCCAAGTTTAATAAGTCCAACAATTTCTAACGCAACTTTGACAGGAACGCCTATTGCGCCGACTGCATCACCCGGAACAAACACAACCCAGATTGCTACAACAGCGTTTGTAACGACAGGACTTCAAGCGGCGTATCCTGTCGGGTCTATCTATTTGGGTACGCTTAGTACTAACCCTAATACATTGTTTGGCTTCGGTACATGGGTAGCGTTTGGTGCTGGGCGTATGCTAATCAGCACGGACGCTACATATCTTCCCGGTACAACTGGCGGTTCGGCAACAACTACGCTAATAACAGCAAACCTACCAAGCCATAACCACTCTGCTACATCAACTGTTTCAGACCCTACCCACTCTCACCAAGCAGGATACACAAACGGTTCTAGTGGTAATGCTGGTCAGGGTATTCCATTAGCAGATTTTGGGGCATCAGGTCCCTCAACTTTCAATACATCAGCCGCCGGAACAGGAATTACAGTAGGAACGACCATAGGTAATACAGGCTCAGGCACAGCAATATCTACCATTTCTCCCTATATTGCTGTGTATATGTGGAACCGCACTGTCTAACATGTGGACCCATTCTCTCTCCTCCTTGCTGCTCAAGCAGCCGTTGGCTTTATCAAAGCAGGGTGCAACATGCTCCACGATGGACGCATGGAGTTGGAAGGTGCCAAGAAAACTGTCGAGGGAGTCATTAGCGATGTTAAGGCTATCAAAGGCATATTTGACTGGTTCGTTGGACTGTTTAAACGAGCAGAGCCAGCCAACGCGTCCAAGCCTGTGGCAAAAGCGAAAGCCAAAGCCGCAGCAAAGAAACAATCTTACGAAGAACTTGAACTCAAACTCATCAGCGAGATTGGGGCAAACCTTGGGGTCTTGTTTGACACACAACAACAGATTAACAACCATTACCTTGAACTAGAGGAGGAGAGCAAAACCAACTACGACCCAGCGCAAAACACCAGTCAAAAAGCCATAGAGCGGGCATTGATTGAGTTGCAGTTGGAGAAGTTGATGGAGCAAACCAGAGAGGCGATGGTCTACGCCCCGCCAGAGTTAAAAGACTTGTACAGCAGATTCTTAGTAATGCACGGCAAAATTGAACGTGAACAGGAATGGGCTAGAGCAGAGATGATTCGCAGGACTAGACAGGCTAGGTGGAAACAAGAGCAAGAAGAGATTGAGTTGATTGGGCTGATAAGTAGCGGGGTTGCAGTTGTGTTTATATCAATGTTTTTTGGATGGGCGATGTGGCAACTACGAAACTTATCTTCTGGGTATTGATAGGAGTTGCAATATGTATTGTTGTGGGCGTTACCTCGATGGCATACGTGGAAACCCTATATATGCGAGCGCAACTCAAACAAGAGATGAAAGAACTTCGTAAACTCAAACGCGAACTAAAGGAACAGAAATGATACCTATCGGCGCACTTTTAGACATTGGTGGGAAGATACTAGATAAGGTCTTTCCTGACCCAGCACAGGCAGAGCAGGCCAAACTCAAACTGCTTGAGATGCAACAAAACGGCGAGTTGGCAAAACTCAATGCCGATGTTTCTGAGCAACATGAGTTGACCGAGCGCCTCAAGGCGGATATGAGTAGCGACTCTTGGCTGTCCAAGAACATTCGTCCTATGGTGCTTATATTTCTTTTGTTGGCATACACGGGCTTTGCCGTGGCTTCCATGTTTGATTTTGAGACGCGGGCTAACTACGTAGAACTCTTAGGAAATTGGGGGATGGTAGTGATGTCGTTTTATTTTGGCGGTCGTACTTTTGAGAAGATAGCCGACAAGGTGAAGAAATGAACCTTTCAGACCACTTCACCCTTGATGAGGCAACGTACAGCGAGACTGCTATACGTATGAACATTAACAACCAGCCTGATGAACAACAGATGGCAAACATGAAGTCGGCGGCTGAACAACTAGAGGCGGTACGTAATGTCACAGGCGCTCTTCGTGTTAATTCTTGGCTACGCTTGCCTGCTGTTAACGTGGCTGTTGGTGGTTCTAAGGTATCCAGTCACATGGACGGGTGGGCTATTGATTGCTCTTCTTCTGCTCACACTCCTTACGAAGTATGTCAGCTTGTTATAAAGGCGGGCATCAAGTTTGACCAGATGATTCACGAATACGGTCGGTGGATGCACATATCCTTTGCGCCTGAGATGCGTCAGCAAGAGTTGACAATTTACAAGCCAGAGGGAAAATACAAACTTGGCATCCTGACAGAAGCCCAATACCACGCAAAGTAATATGCCATTACAAAAACTACTGCTCAAACCCGGTGTAAACAAAGAAAACACCCGATACACCAACGAGGGTGGGTGGTATGACTGCGACAAGATTCGCTTCCGCCAAGGCACGCCTGAGAAGATCGGTGGCTGGTCACAGATTTCTAGTTATACGTACGAAGGCACATGCCGCTCCCTCTGGTCATGGGCTTCTCTAAACGGAATAGTCTATGTTGGGGTTGGCACTTACTTAAAGTTTTATGTAGAGCAAGGCGGGGCGTATAACGACATTACGCCGATTCGGTCTTATGTAACGCTTAGTGGCCCGTTTGTAGCAATTGCCCCGCAAACATTTACAGTAACTATTGCGAACCCCGCAGTGCTAACAGCCTCTTCTTTGGCTACCATAACAAATGGTATGGCGTTTACGCTTACAACCACAGGTAGCCTACCAACTGGGTTAACCACAGGGGTTACATATTACGCGGTTAATTCGTCTACCAACACTTGCCGACTTGCTTTGACTGTTGGCGGCACTGCCATTATAACAACGGGAACGCAATCGGGTACGCACACATTAACATCTACAACGCTAACAGTTACTAGTTCAACACATGGCGCAGCAACAGGCGACTACGTTAACTTCCTTGGTGCAGTAGCTCTCAGCACGCAGGCGTTTACCGGAGTGACTTTAATTAATGTTGTTATTACTGGTATAGCTGGACAATTTTCTTGTACCGCTTCAGTATTGGCTGTGGGACAGCCTGTAACTATTAGTGGTATTTTTGCTGGGACTGGATCAATAACTGGGTATGTCAGCCCAACCACATACTTCATTATTGCAACCAATGGGTCAACTACATTTACGTTGTCGGCTACTTCTGGTGGCTCAGCTATCACGACAACTGCTGGAACGCCCACAGGTTTAACTTACAGAGTAACAACCAACTTCACCCTGTTCTCAGCACTTGCACAGAACACACCCGTTGTTCTCACAATATCTACAGGCGGCGCTTTACCGACCGGACTGTTGACCGGGGTTCAGTACTACATTAATGTGGTGTCGGGTACAACTGTCAATTTTACTAACGTCCCTAACGGTGCGGCAATCAGTACATCAACGGTTGGCTCAGGCACATTCTCCTTGTATGTAAACAACGGGGTGACGGCGGAGGTACTAGACAGCAGTTTTGCTGTTACGGTCATTAACGCTAACTCGTTTACTATTGATACTTCAGTTGCGGCTGGTGTGTACGATACTGGCAATGGTGGCACAGTTAATGCCTACTACGAAATACCTGTCGGATACGACTCATCACAACCATTAACTGGTTGGGGCGCAGGTGCTTGGGGTTCTGGTTCTTGGGGTACGGGGCAGTCTAGTGTTGCGCCTGCACGTATCTGGTATCAGAACAACTTTGGTCAGGACTTGATCTTCGGCTACCGTGGTGGCCCGCTCTACTACTGGAACGCATCGATTGATACGCAGCTAAAGGCTTTCACTATTACTATTGCCGTTCCCGGCGTTGTAACTTTATCCAACGGCTCCCTTACTAATGGTACGGCAGTTGTCTTGGAGTCTACCGGCACTTTGCCAACAGGCTTGACGATTGGCACAACCTACTACACAGGCGGAGCATCAGGCGCAACGGTAAGATTGGCAACGACCTACGCCAATGCTTTGGCAAGTACATTCATCACAACCACTGGCTCACAGACTGGTACGCACTACATCCTACCTAATGGTATTCCGGTTACATCTTTGGGTGGAGCTTCAGATGTTCCTGCCCTTGCAAATTTTGTAATGGTGTCTGATGCTAGTAGATTTACTATTTGTTTTGGTTGTTCAATCTATGCAGCCACAGACACAACAATAGACCCCATGCTGATTCGTTGGTCTGACCAAGAATCCGTTACAAACTGGACACCCTTGGTTACTAATCAAGCGGGCTTTATCCGCCTATCACACGGCTCTGAAATCGTTACTGCAGTGCAGACTCGCCAAGAGATTGTTGTGTTCACGGATACATCGCTGTACTCCATGCAGTACCTTGGTGCGCCGTTTATCTGGAGCACACAACTCTTAGGTGACAACGTCTCCATAGCAGGATACAACACTGCCATCGTCGCATCTGGTGTTGTTTATTGGATGGGCGTTGACAAGTTTTATAAATACGATGGTAGAACCCAAACTCTGCGTTGTGATTTACTACGACATGTCTATAGCAATATAAATCTCGATCAGCAAGCGCAGTTCTTTGTTGGTACTAACGAAGGCTTTAATGAGATATGGTGGTTCTACTGTTCTTCTGGCTCCACAACCATTGATAGCTATGTAACCTATAACTACACAGAGGATTTGTGGGCTTACGGCAGTATGGCTAGAACAGCATGGCTAGACTCAGGTTTGATTACAAACCCTATTGCGGCTACGTATGTCTATAACCTTGTCTACCATGAGTACGGTGTTGACGATAACGCTACAGGAACTGCACTTCCTATTGAGGCATACATCACTTCGTCTGAGTTTGACATTGGCGACGGACACAACTTTGGGTTTATTTGGCGTTTAATCCCCGACCTTACGTTCCGTGGCTCGTCTACTACGGGGGCTACTCCGCAAGTTACGTTCTATCTGCTACCCATGCAAAACTCTGGCTCTGGGTACAACGATCCAGTGGAATCAGGTAATCAATCAGTTGGCGGTACAAGTTATGCCAACGTAGCCCGTATCGGTACATACGAAGTAGATCAGTTTACTGGTCAAGTCTACACACGGGTGCGGGGACGGCAGATGGCTATGAAGATTTCCTCTAATCAAGTTGGAACGCAGTGGCAGTTGGGTGCTCCTCGTATTGACATCAGACCAGATGGACGTCGCTAATGGCTGGATTTGACCTAAAGATAACGGACTTTACAAACCCTGTTGCGCCAAACTTACCCCTTGCGCCGATTCAATACGATAGGCAGTTCCAAGATCAGTTTGAGAATATCCTACGCCTGTACTTTAATCAGTTAGACAACTCATTTGGTTCTTTGCTTGGGCCATCAGGTGGTAAGTATTTAAAGTTTCCCTATGGGGCGTTCTCCAGCGATCAAGACCAGACCGCTACGGCTAATACAGCCACATTGATGACGCTTAACACCACGGACTTCTCTAACGATGTGTCGATTAGTTCTTCTGAGATTACGGTGGTAAATCCCGGTATATACAACTTGCAATTCAGCGCTCAGTTTCAAAACACGGACACTGCTTTTCAGGATGTCTACATTTGGTTAAAGCAAAACGGGGTAGATATACCGGGTTCAACTGGTTTTGTGTCCATCCCAAATAGACACGCTGGAACGAACGGACATGCAATTGTTGGTTGGAACTATTTTTTAAGCATGGCGGCAAACGATCATGTGGAAATTTACTGGTCTATACCTACCACCGATGTAAGCATCCAGCATATTGCCGCATCTGGAAGACCAACCAAGCCTGCAACCCAGTCTGTTGTAGCCACACTTTCATTTGTGTCTAGACTGCCATCGTGATAAACTTTAATAAAATTTTGCTAAAAGGAGCCTCCTATGGCTGATTACGGTATAGGTGAATATTTATTAGCTGAGGCAGCCGGAGACGCTGCTATTGCCGATATGGTAGGTTTGTCTACTGCGGATTTAATCGGTTCTGGCGTTATTGAAGGCGTTGGCGCTGGCGCTGGTGCTTTTGGTGCCGCCGAAGCCGTTGGTGCCGCTGGTGCCGCTGAAGGTGCTGGTGCCCTAACTGCCGCCGATTTAATTGCTTCCGGTGCGGTTCCAAATATAGGTTCTACTGTTGCTTCTGGCGCTTTTGATAGTGCTGGATTTCAAGGCATTGACGCACTTGGAAATCAAATCATAGACCCTGTAACACGGGCAATCCAAGCGGGAAACATGGCTAATACAGGTATGACTGTACCTAATGCGTTCCAAGGTATTACTGAACTAGATGCCGCGCAAACTGCGGACTTGATGAAGAACATTGATCCTCGGATGATTGATATGGTTCAACCCGTTGAGGATGCGGCAAATGTAACTTCAAGAGGTGTAGATTTAGCAGGTAATGGTAATACTCTGCAAACACAGATGGATTTAAGCAATCGAGTTGGAAATATTAATCAAGTGCAAGACATGATGCCTGCTTTTAATAGCGGGCCAGTTAGCGCCGTTGCAACTCCCGGATACTTAGACCAAGCACTTGCTCTTGCGGATAAGTACAAAACCCCCCTTATAACAGGCGCGGCTACTGCAGGTATTAAATCTTTACTAAGTGGGGATAAGCAGAAATATGGCATAAACCCAGAAGCCACAAAACCTTATAGCGGCCCGCTTTCCAAGTTTAGCTATAACCCAGCGACTTACACCCCTGCATCAAATCCAGCACCAAACTACTACACCCCACAGTACAAACGCTATGTGGCAGGTGGAATGGCTAAGTCCGATTCAATGTCGGATTTAATGGGTAGCAGGGATTCAATAGATAAGTACTTAACAGAGTATCAGTCTGACCCAGCTAGTGTCCATCAAAAAGCTAAAGCTGGCGACTACAACGCCATGATTGCGTTAAACAAAATTAACCAAACCCCTAATCAAAATTATGCTACAGGCGGTATTGCCCAACTAGCCGTAGGCGGTAAATTGCTTCGCGGACAAGGCGACGGCATGAGTGACAGTATCAAAGCAAATATTTCTGGTAAGCGTCAGGCTAGGCTTGCAGACGGCGAGTTCGTAGTCCCTGCAGATGTTGTTAGCCACCTAGGTAACGGTTCTACCGATGCCGGTGCAAAACAGTTGTATAGCATGATGGACAAGGTACGAAATGCCCGCACGGGGCGTAAGTCTCAAGGACGTCAGATAACACCGCAAAAATATATGCCAGCATGACACTAACGGTTAAGTATGTCCAGAAAGAGCATGCCGCTCAAATGTGGCCTCTTGTTGAAACATATATAAAGTCAGCCATGGAGCATGGACATGGGGACTACACACTTGACCAAGTGAAACTGCTAGTATGTATGGGTCAGTGGCTTTTGATGGTAGCGATGGATGAGGATAGCAAGATTCATGGGGCGGCAACAGCGTCGTTCATGAACTACCCAAATGACAGGGTTGGGTTTATCACCTTCATGGGCGGCAAGTTAATTACTAATCAAGAAACTTTTAAACAGATGTGCGATATTTTGAAACAGCGTGGGGCGACTAAGGTGCAAGGCATGGCTAGACCTGCGACCGCTCGTTTGTGGAAAAGATATGGTTTTAATGAGCGTTCCACCTTAGTGGAAACGAGGATTTAGGAGGCTTTATGGCAGATCCGGTATCACAGACAATTACGCAAACGAATATTCCCGAATACGCAAGACCGTACGTCGAGTCAATGCTGGGTGCAACTCAGCAACAACTATTTAATACAACACCTAACGCAGCGGGTGGTTACGACATCTCAGGTGTTAAGCCATATCAGGCTTATAGCGACGATCCAAGCAGATACTTTGCCGATTTCAGCCCGATGCAACAACAGGCATTTGGACAGGCTGGTCCGGGCGGGTTTGCTAGTACTGTTGGTCAGTACATGAACCCATACCTACAGATGTCGCTGGCTCCCCAGTTAGCGGAGGCTAACCGTGCTTATGATATTAGTGGTATGAACGCTAATGCGCAGGCTACTCGGGCAGGTGCTTTTGGTGGTGGTCGTCAGGCTTTGATGCAGTCCGAGAACGAGCGCAACCGTAACATGGGTATCGCAGGTATTCTTGGTCAAGGCTACAACAATGCCTTTCAAGGTGCAACAAATCAGTACAACACCGGCATAGGCCAACTGTTGCAGATGGGCGGACAGCAACAACAGCAAGAACAAAATAAGATTAACCAATCGGTGCAGAACTACGCTATGGGTCAGCAGTACCCACAACAGCAACTCGCGTTTATGAACTCTATGCTTAGGGGTTTACCATTACAGACAGCCACAACATCTGCTTATCAAGCGGCTCCTAGTACGGTGTCTCAAATGGCTGGTTTAGGCACTGCCGGTATTGCCGGATTGGGTCTATATAACACTATGAATAGAGGTTACTAATATGGTTGGAGATTACTTCAGCAGAATGGCTACTGCTCAAAATATGCCACCACAAGCGCTTACTAAGTCTGTGCAGAATGGGGTGTTAACTCCAAACATGGCTAGTGACACAATGCAGAGTCAGGCACGTCCAGCACCTTCACAGGGTATTCAGTCTCTTCAAGAGCCTCCTATTGCTCAACAGGTTATGCAGGAAGCAGACCAACTAACTGCCCCAGAAAAACTAGCGCAAGAAATTGATTACGTAAGAGGCAATATTCAAAAAGTCCAAGAAGGTGTTCAAGCTGGCAGTATTGAAGCCTATAAGGGTATACCCTTTCTAAAAGAACAAATAAATACATTGCGTAGCCTAGAGCAACAGTTGCAAGCACTAACTAACCCGCAACAAGCAATGCAGCAAATGCCTCAGATGCCTGCTCAACAAACATCTCAAATGCCGCCACAACAGATGGCTCAGGCACCACAAGGTATTGATGCCGCTCAGAGTAATTTACCTGCCGAAGGCTACGCTGGTGGTGGTATTGTTGCGTTTGTTAATAATGAAAATCAGCCTGTTGACGCTGAAATGCCCAGTACAACTAGTCGGTTTGAACAAATGTTACCTAGTTGGTTAAAGCCCGGCAACCCGCAAGAATACCTTAAAAAAAATAAAGCATATAAAGATTTAATAGAAACAACTAAATCTGCTCCGGGGTTTTTTGAACAAACAACACCCCAAAAACTTGCTGAATCACAGGCAAATATAAAAGCCGCTGGCGAAGTGCTTAGAGGTAAACCTCCAGAAGTTGTACCCGTTGCTCCTGTTGCGGAAACCAAAAAAAAGACAGGCATTATTATACACGATAACAAGCCTTCAAGTGGTGGCGGCATTAAAAGGGAACCCCCTACACCGCGTACTGATTTGGGCATTCCATTAATCTATGGACCCCCAGAGGAAGACGTTATTGCTACTCAAAAAGCAGAAAACAAGGCTAGTAATGAGGAACTTAAAAAGTTAATCCTTGGCGACGCAAAAGATAGAGATAAACAATCCACTATCCAAACACTTCTTAAGATTATGGGTAGGGGTTTTGAAGCCGCCGGTGGCACTTCTCCATATGCAATGGCTAATATTGGCCCAGCCGCAGCCAAAGGCGCTGGCGATATTGCTGAACTCTACGCACAGCAAGAAGCTGCTAAAGAGAAGCGTGTTGGTCAGTTGGTTGCTCTTGGTCTCAAAGGCCAAGAACTTAATGCTGAACTTGCTAAGTTGGGGCTTACTAAGAAGTACCAAGAAATGCACGGGCCATTATTTCAAGCACAGGCTGCAGAAGCACGGGCTAAAATTCCGTTATACGCAGCACAGACCGATTACTTTTATCGGCGTCCAACGGCAGGTGCAGGTGCCAATGCTGGGGCACCAAAGGGTATTCCGTTTGCGGAAATGCGTAAGGTTGAACAAGAGTTTGAAGGTTATTTAGCTAACCCAAAAACTATTCTGGCGTCTCCTTTAGAGCGAATGATTCCACCTGAAACCGATAAGACTCTTGGTTGGATTAGACAAGGGCTAGGAACTAAACCGGGCACGCCTTCGTACAATAATTCTATGAAAGCAGTGCGCGACATTGCAGAAGCAGAAAAGAACAAAATGTATCAAAAAGGGTATTTGTTAGGTGGTAGAAACTCTGCGCCCGGAGTTTTTGCTAGTGAAGAACCTTAAGGAGCACGCATGCCACGCGTAACGATACCCGGAGTTGGGGATGTAATGTTCCCCAACAATATGCCACGTGATGAGATCATGTCACGTGCTGAGGCCATGCAAGCACAGGCAAGTCAACCTATGTTTGACCCAAGAGATTTGCCAACTGGAAAACTTATTAGTGGTGGTTTTTCTCGTGGGTTGGAGGGGTTAAAGGGTACGGCACTTGATTTGATTCCTGCATTTGCAGGGTCTATATTTGGTAAAAACGATTACGCCAAAGAACAGCTAAAAGAATACCAAGACCGCATGGCTGCGGCTGAAGTTGAAAATCCCGCCGCGTATGACTCGTATAAAAAGATACGTGATGCAGGAGACATCCTTCCGTTTGCCGCTGAAACAATAGGTGAAGTCGGTCCTGATATTCTTGGCTTCTTAACCGGTGCTGGCGCTGGTACTTCTATTGGTAAACGACTTGCTACGTCTGGGGCTAAGAAAGCTCTGGAGACTTCACTACCCGCACGGGTTGCTGAGAAGGGTTTAACCGCAGAAGCCGCTACAGCCTTAGAAAAACGCGCCTTACGCAAAGCCGCAACTACTGGTGCAAATGTAGGTCAAATAGTAGGTGTTGGCGGGGCATCCGCTGGATTAAATATCCCAGACACGTTTAACCAAATTTATCAAGATACTGGTAAGTTAGAGCCGGGAATAGCAATAACCATTGGTTCCTTGGTATCGGCACTTGATACGTTCCTACCCGCTAGGATGTTGGCACAACTTGGCCCATCTGGTAAAGCCCGGATTGCGGCTGAGATGCTTCAAAAATCTACAGTTGTACCCACAACTTTTAAGAAGGCATTTGCTGGCGAAGTATTAAAGACCGCTAGTGGCGAGTCTTTGACTGAAGGTGGACAACAAGCCCTACAAATTCTTGCTTCTCAGATAGCAGGGGACAAAGACCCGTTCTTCTCACAGAAAAATATTGATGAGATTATTACGTCATCCCTTAAAGGCTTTATAGGTGGTGGTGCATATGGTGCTCCCGGCGCGGGCATTGAAGCTAGTCGTATTAAGTCTGAGCGTAATGCACAGGTTGCTCAACGCGAAGCCGATGCAGCTGCACTAGCGGCGCAACAAACAACACAGGTTCCTCCACCTCCCCCACTACAACAAGTTGAAACTGACCCCAATAAGATTACTAGGGAAGTTGCACCGGGAATTACTTACGTGCCCGCTACTGGTGTATATACACAAACTCCTACTACCACTGCACCACAAATTGGTCGGGAAATACCGCGTCCAACACAAGAGACAGGCCCATTAGAGATGGTGGGCATGGGCGCACCTACGCTTGATATTAACCAAGGCGAGTTGTTTAACCGAGATTACTCGTACCAACCCGCTGAACAGCAAACTCAAGAAGCTGCAGCCGAACCAGCACCAGCCGAATTTGGCACAGTGCTTGATGCTTCTGTCTTGCAAAGAACTGGTCTCAAACCACAGTCTGGTTTCTTTAAGCAACTTCTTAACAAGGACATGTCTAATCCAGAGGATCAAGCCGCTGTACGTGCCGTACTTGTACAAATAAGAACCAACCCAAACTTATCTGAATCTACAAAGCAAGCCATCGAGGGGGTGGCTATGCAAGCGTTTGGCGCACTCGCTAAACAACAAGAGATGTTTGGCCCCCGTGGAGGCATACTTAAAGGAGCCGATGTTGGAAGAACAATTTCTAGACCTGTCAGTGAACCAACTGGAACAAGCGTTCCAACTACTGTCGAACCCACAAGTATTGACCAAACCGCCGAAGGAGTTGAGCCGTCTGAGCAGGGGGGAGTGGGAAGTGCTGTCCGATCTGCTTTCGAGCCTGCAGTTAGAGAAGAAGTACAGCCAGATACATTAACCCAAGAAGCACCCGCTCAAGAAGACGCGCTTGCCGTTGCCAATAGAGTTGCTGCACTCAGTGATGAAGAAATACTTAGCAACATGGCACAGTCCAAGACGTTGCTCAATGCTGTCATTGACAAACTTGGCATAGAGATACCCGGTCACACTAAGAACCGCAACGATAAGAACGCGCTTGTAACGAAGAAATACTACATACAAGAGCACTTAAAAGGTTTGCAAGAAGAAACGCCAACGCAGGAAGGCCCAACACAGGAAGAACAAGATGCTATCCAAGCCGAACTGGATGCGGAACTGGGCAAAGAAACTGCGCCTGTTGTGGCGCGAGTCGCTCCCGCTAAGGAGGGAACTACTGAAGGAGTTTCTGAAGGAACTGATAAAGGCGGCACTAAGGCAGTGGCTGAGCCTGTTGTTAAAGCTACCCGTGCCAAAAAGAGTAAAGCACCGAGCCCTGCTAAGGCTACTGAAACTGTAGACGTCGACAAGTTGCTTGAAGAAGCAGATGAGCTTCCTTTAGAGATTCCTAAAAAAGCAAAGTTTGATGTAAGTGGAGGCTACACAGGTTTTGCTAAAAATGACATAACCAACATTGATGACAGCATTGCCGTAACAGATTTGTTGCGTACCAAAAAACTAACCGAAATTGCTAAAGCTGCAAAAACTTATTTTGGCAAGATGCCTCGTTTGGTAGATAACCTGCTGAACATGGCGTTTGATATTGTTTATGAAACCCCACAATTTAAACGCACAGACGAATCTTCTGAAGAAGCACAGTTCTTCAAAGGTATGAATGGTGAAAAAGCTAATGATGCGTTTAAGTGGGTGCAGAACAACCTAAGCCCAGAAACTAACAAAGCGATACGTGAATTTATTCGTCGTTTTGAAATTGCACGGGATACGACTAACGACCAACAGTTTATGGATTTGATTCGGGACGGTATTTCCGGCACCAGAGAAAACTACGACGACGAAACCGTTAAGAGTTATATCAGAGCGCAAGAAGCAGATGCCAAGACTAGGAAGCTTCTCGACAATGCTGTATCTCGTTTAGCGCATAGCCTACACCCAAGCATTATTTCTATGCTTCAAGCGGGTGACTTACAGACCGCGTTACGCTTGTTGTCCGCTAGTTCAGACACATTTATATCTACTACCGCTGCTAAGTTAGCAGGTATTAGTCCCAACACTAAAGTAGTTATAGAGGAAGACCTCGTTGACGAAAACGGTAAACATGTGCCGGGTTACTTCAATCCACAAACTAATACTATCCATCTAGACTCCGTGACCGGCATGAACAGCCATGTGTTGCTACATGAGTCTGGACACTCTGCTATGTCGCACGAGCTGGATAACCCCAATAGCGTGTTGGCTCGCCAACTTCAGCAAATACTTGATAAAGTAAAAGATAGTCTTGGCACTGCCTATGGTGCGTCTGACGTACATGAGTTTGCTTCTGAGGCTTTGGCAAATAAAGAGTTCAGAGCAAAACTGCAGTCTATCTATCCTGATGGTGGCAACATCTCCGCATGGGATAAATTTACCCGTGCTGTAGTTAACTTCTTCCGTCGCTTAGTGGGTAAAGAATCTCGTCCGCTGACTTCTGCCTATGACGAAGTTGACCGCATACTATCTGCAATCCTTTCCCCTGCACCTGATTCACGTAATGCTGGTGTGCTGTATGCACAGGCGGCTAACAAGAGCGCCCAAGTATTCTCATTTACCGACAGAATGATTAACGCTGTGCCGTTCTTGGGTGAGAACCAAAAAGACGCACTAAGTGGTGGTATCGCTGTAGGGTCTGAAGCCGCACGCTCTGCGCTCTTTTCTGTACTACCTATGCACGCACTGGGCGAAGTAGCAGAAAAGGTATTCCCCGGCTTAGGCATGAAGTTCAATCGGTTGATTAACGAACGTGCTGGTTATGAGAACAAGTTAAACAACGGTATTGATGCCGCAGTACGCGAGGCTAAAAATGCTATTCAAGCTAAACCACAGCAACAAGACGCCTTTAATCGTATTGTTAACGACAGCACGATGGCTGAGGTAGACCCGACTAAGCCACTAGAAACTTATTCAGAGTATTGGCTTACGCATCGCAAAGGCGATCAAGAAATTCGCCGGTCGTTCAAAACCATTACTGAAAGAGACGCCGCACTTGAGGCTATAAATAAATCCGCTACTGGTGAACACCAAGCACGGGGTGGTAAAGGTAGAGTACGGGTGGCATTTAAGTCAGGAGACGCTTCTGTTGAGAATGTAAACGCATGGAAAGACCTTAACTCGCGGTATAACAAACTAGACAAAGTTTGGCAGGACTTGTATGTCACTATGCGTAATGCCAATGGAAAGATGTATGACGAAGTCAAAGCGGCAATCGAAGCTCGTATTGACGAGACTGATCTAGACGGCAAAACCAAGATATTGGTCAAACAAGACATCATGAAGAAGCTCGCTGAGCAAGGTATGATAGACCCATACTTTGCGCTCGGTCGTGAAGGTAAGTATTGGTTAGCCTCAGACTACACAGATAAGAACGGGCAGAAACAATTTACCGTTGAGGCATTTAAGTCCCCACGGGAACGCTCACGCCGCCAAGAAGAACTTAAAGCACTAGACCCAAATGCACGGGTTGATGTGTACGCTAACGCAGATCAGATTAACTATCGCAATGCGCCGTCGGGTTCGTTTGTAAACAGCGTCTTGAAAATTATGGAAACCAACGGTGTGCCAGAGCAGGCAATCGACGAGACCATGCGCTTGTTTATTACTACCCTGCCTGAGACTGCATTTGCTAAATCATTCCAAAAACGTAAAGGTAGAGCCGGTGCTTTGACCGATACGATTGGTGTATTTGAGCGCAAGATGCGCGGTACTGCTCATCAAGTATCCAACATGATGTACAACCCCAAACTGACTGGGGTCGTGGATTCTATGGACATGAAGACCAAAGAAGCCGCACAAAGTGGTAAAGGTAATGACCTAGAAATAAGATACCTTAACGAGTTTAAGAAGCACCTTAACTATGTGAAGAACCCAACCAAGAATGACATTGGTAGCATTTTGGCGTCCGGTGCATTCTTCTACACACTAGGCTTCAACATTTCTTCCGCGCTGGTCAACATGGCTAACGTGCCAATGATTGTGGCTCCGTACCTTAAAGGAAAATACTCCGATGCTAATGTTGCAGGGGCAATTGGAAATGCTTCTAAGGTGTTTTTAGGTAGTGGGCGTAAAGCCGCTATGCCTGTAATCGGTGCCGATGGTAGAACCACAATGATGGATGTGATGCCGTCAATCTCTAACTATGCACCGGATTCGGTTGAAGGTAAAAAGTATGCAACTTTGATTCGTATTGCCGATGAGCAAGGTCAGTTAAACCGTTCTCAGTTGTATGAGATCATTAGCGGAGACACCCGCACTGGTCCGCTTGCAAAGATAAATGCTATGGCTGGTTGGGCTTTCCACCATGGTGAGCGTATGAACCGTGAAGTAACAATGCTTGCGGCGTATGACCTTGAGTTGGCTAAGCTAAAAAAACAAGGCATCATTGGAGAAGCGGCTGAAGTTCAAGCTGCTAACAATGCAATATACATAGGCGAACTTACTAACGGTGGTATATCTGCGGCGGCTGCGCCACGTATAGCGCAAAGTTCTATTGGCAAGTTGTTGTTCATGTATAAGCGCTACGGCGTGTCTATGTACTACATGATGTTTAAGACTGCCAAAGAAGCGTTGAAGAACGCAGACCCCGCCGTTAGAAAAGCCGCATGGCAACAACTTGGCGGTATCGTGGGTATGTCTGCGCTTATGGCGGGTGTACAGGGTATCCCGATGTTCGGTCTAGCCTCTATGGTCTACGCGTTGTTCTGTGATGATGACGATGATGATTTGGACACCGTGACTCGTAAGGGTCTTGGCGAGTTCATGTACAAAGGTCCGATTGAATACTTCACCAATCTTGCAGTTGCAAGCCGTATTAGTATGAGTGACTTGATTATTCGAGACACAAAGGGCGGCTCTAACGCAGGTACTTTCTCGCAACAACTTCTTACTGCAATGGGTGGCCCCGCAGTGGGTGTGACTGATCGTATACAGCGTGGTTACAGCAAGATAGCTGAAGGTCATTTTGAGCGTGGTTTAGAAGACATACTCCCTGCTTTCGCGGCTAACATGCTTAAGGCAGGGCGTTATGTAACCGAAGGTACCCAGACTTTGCGTGGTGATGCAATCACTGGAGATGTTAGTGCGTGGAATGCAGGTGCACAGTTCTTTGGGTTTGCGCCAGCCGACTACACCCGACAACTAGAAGAAAACTCTAGGTTAAAAGGTGTTGACAAATACACTAACCAGACTGGTACTAAGTTGCGTCAAAAATGGAACCTTGCACGCACAGTTGGCGATGCAGAAGGTATGAGCGACGCTCGTGATGAACTTCTAAAACTTGGTGCCAAACACCCCGGACTTGGGCTTAACGCAGGAACTATCAACGAAGCTCTACAAGACTCGGCTGATGCGTACAACAGAGCAACCAAAGAGATGGTGCATGGTGTACGGTTCTCTAAGAAGATGGCTAAGGAACTTAAAGCCGACTCTGCTGAATACGACCAGTAAAAAAACCCCCGATGTTTAGTCGGGGGTAATAGGGAGTTCTCAAGAAAAGAGAAGCAAACTGCAACAGGAGAATGTCGCGGCGCCAGTATATTACAGAATTCTCCAAAAGCGCATACCTAACTTCCCGCTTTCTATACGCTCGTAGCCTTTAAGCGTTAAATTTTTATAATCTGCAATCTTTTGCACTTGTTTACTCAAGATTGGTAAGTTAACAGCGGGTACAAAAAACGACATCCCTATATCTAGGGAGTCCCAATTTATGCCAATAACCACACCGTCAGGGCAGACTTGCCCTTCACGCATCACCTTCAAGAACGGCTTTGTGACCTGCGGCGGCTGCGATTTCTTCTTCAACGTCGTCATCTAAAAAGTCCTTGCAGTTAATCCATAGCACGTCTAGGGACGGCAGATTCATACGGGTACCTTTGCCCATACGCTTCTTCTCTATCTTTGATTTAGAACGTCCACGTTTTAGTGCATCGACAAAGCCTTCGTAGTTGACCTGCTTCTTCACGCACCAATCCCTGAGCGGACTAAGGTAGATATATAGCATCTTTATGTCGTATTCGTAGCGTGCCATGTACGACACTCTCGGCGTAGCATCCGGAATAATCAAATGGTCTGCATCATCACGCTTCAATGTGCGGGAATCGTCTGTGCTCTTAATACGCAAAATGTTGTTGTAGTTCTCAGCCAAAAAGTTAGTGAGCGTTGTCTCGGCGTCGACGTCCATAGATTTAACTTGATCTTGCACCCCGCTAACTACACCCTTGAGCCAAGTGACCACAGCCTTGAGGTCATAGTCCACTAATCCAGCCCGCTTTGCCGCCATCAATCCCATGATGCCATCTGCCGCTAAGACCGAATGAAACCGAGCGTCAGGCCCAAACCCACACATCTGATCTAGTTTGTGTTGGGTAGATTTGTACAAAGCCTTAATACCGGCAATGTCCTGCATCACGTACTGCATGTATGGCAGATATGCGTGCCCGTAGTTGTTTAGAAGTGCGTCACTTAATATGTCAGTATCGACCTTGTTGAGTCCGGGGACGGGTTTGGCACGTACCTCTAACAAACGCATGGCTTCACCTTTAGGCAGAGCCTTGTAGGTTCCCATCTTCTCCATCATGGATGAGTTGCCTGTACTAACTGCCGCTTGTTTCCATGGCTCGCCCCGGATTCGCTCTGAGTTGGAGTTCGGCCCCATGCGATTGCGTTGCATACCTGACGTGTACTGATACAGAAAGTCGCTCAACTCCTTGGCGGTGGAGTTGGTCATCTCGTCCATAGGTAGGAAGATGTTGTTGTAGAGTTCCGCACGGTTCATCTTGGATGCCATAGTGTCGGATTCTTTAAGCACAATCTTGGTCGGGTCGCCCCAAATACTAGCCCCCGCATACAACGCAGTTGTCTTGCCGATTCCTGAGTCCGGACTGAATATGTGCATCAACGCCCCATTTACAGGGGTGAAGTCGGTAAAGATAGAGCCAAAAGATAGTCCGATTACAAACTGGTGCATCTCCATTCCGGGGCGGTTGTAGAAGTTCATGGCTTCTTTCCATGCCTCTAGCGTTCCTTTGGGTTGAAATGCGTGAAACAGATGTGCTGTAGCTGATGAGGGTGGATTGTGGTCTACCCGATCTGCACGAATTTCTTTATCCCCTAGCACGAATGCTTCGTGCTTATCATCTATCCAACCAAATTGTCTGTGAGCCGTGTCCGCTCTTGCGTTAAATTGCATGTGGTTTACCCATGTTGTTATGTATGACATTAGTTCGTCGGTTCTAATCATCGCCACGCCGTTGGATGACATATGCTTACGCAGTTCATCCTTAGAGGTAGCAGACGCAAGAGGTATCGTAAATTCCCGCACCCCGTCACGAGGAAGATGTAGCCTTACGACTACCGCCTCACCCACAGCAGAGTCCAGTAACCTACGAGTTACGTACATATCGTTGTGATAGATCATCACTTCGATCTCGTCTTCTTGCTTGATAACCCGCTTAAAGATACCTCCGTTCTTCCCCCTGAAATAAGGTTCGGGATACTTCGGTATAACGTATGTTTGTGTGTGCCCTTGATTCACATTCGCCGGGGCATCTTCTACGATGTTATCTTCCTCAGTTGCTTCTTGCACTTCTCGACCAAGCACAATCGGCGATTTGATTGAGCCTTTGCTTGGGCATCCGTCGCAACCTTTGGGGTTGTATTCTTCAAACTTAGCGCAGGTATAAGGGCCGCCCTTGATACCACGTACTTTCCTGTCAGCAAATTGTGGGCTGTACTCAGGGTGCCCACTAGAAATCTTGTCAATAGCCTTGTCTGCGTCTACGCAAAATTTAGCGATAGATAAGCCTGCTCTCCACATCGGTTCCGACATGGTTGCTTGGTTCTCGTAAATATATCCTAGTTGTTGGCATCCTTCTCCCTTCACAGTTCTAATCATGATGGTCTTGAACCGATTTGTGTAGTTCCCAAGGATTGCCTTGGTTACTTCGTCCATCTCTCCACGTGGGATGTAGGGCCGCCGCTCAATGAGTGGGTCACCAATAACATCTTTTAGTGTGTCAAGCTCATACGGTACGGAACCCTGGCCTAGTAAACTGACAGGGCGTGCCACGTCGTTTTTGTAGTTTAGAGTCCCCGGAACCCGTAAGATTCGTACCGCATCCGCCGTTACTACGTGGTCAATGTGCAGGTCATGGTCGTCACACATACTCTTTAACTTCTCAGCCAAAGGCAACCATGTTTCACGTGAAACGGGTTCAGTAAATGTCCAATAGACATGCACACCCCCACCGGAGTTAACCAGCGTAGGCTTCGGCATCTTGGTCGCCTTGCAGAACTGCTTTAGGGCAGTGATAGCTTCGGCTTGTGTCGCGTATGGTTTATCTTCTCCGCAGTCTATGTCTAGGAACAACGATTTCAGTTGTTTGACGTTAGGTGCTTTGCGTGACTTGCCATCCTTGAATGTTGCTAATGCGTAGTACGCATCGTATCCCTCGTTTTTCAAATTCTCGGCTACTGCTACTGCGTCTTCCACTGTGCGGAAGAACTTTTGTACAGGCTTGTCTGACCCATTTTTTAGCCCAACTATGCAGTAGTATCCGTCGTCCCCGAGGACTTGCTGTAAAAATTCTAAATTGTCCATAGCCACCCATTGTTAGGTGGGGGTACTCGCTACTTCCGGCAGTCAGGAGTCCAATCTAGACTTGCCAGCATCCGCTTTCCCCCCGAAACCATTAATTAAGCATCGTCCCATTCGCCAACCAAGTCTTCTAACTTGGGTTCATTGGCTACGGGTGCTTTCTTGGGTGCGGCTTTCTTTGGTTCATCAACTTCCTCAGCTTCTACCTTTGCGGGCTTGGCTTTAGGGGCTTCTTGCGCTTCTGCTTCGGGTGCAAACAAGGAGGGTTTTGGCCTGTCCTTGACACCATCGGTTTGTGCAACAGTCATTGTGATTGCGCTGACTGCTTCGGGTGAGTCCTTGAGTTGTTGGACTGTGTTGAACTCTTCCTCGGTCACGGGGCGCACAGGCTTGAACACCAATTTAGGTGTAGGGCTTGCAGTATCAAAACGCATCTCGGTCACAACACCAGTAATAGGTGTGCCGTGGTTCTTCAAATGGCGAGCATAGGCTTGCAAGGGTAACTTGCCCTTCTCACCATCACCAAACACAGATGTTGGGGGCAACACTAGTTGGTAGACTTCTTGTTTTTCCACTTCACCATCAAGCACGACGGCTAAACGCTGTTGGTAACGGCATGCACGGCTATCGCCTTGACCGGAACCCTTGATGTTTTGTGGGCAACTCAAACAAGTAGCTGACTGCTTGTTCTCTTCCTTGACCTTTACATCGGGACGTTGGCTATCTGCTGACCAACATGTCGGGGATACGGCTTCACCTTCGCTATAAGTTCCTGCGTAGTAGATACGGGAAACTTTCGGCGCGGCTTTGATGATGACAACATTCATCGCACGCTCTTCTGACACGCGGTATTCTTTACCGCCAATGAACTCACGAAATACTCCGCCCTTGATACTGATACGACGTGAACCTAAGCTCTCTCCAGCTAGGGCATTCGTTGCATCATCTGCGTTTGCGTTCTTGAGGTATGCGGGTAGTCCGCCTTTGAAAAGTGCTAAATCACTCATTTCTACATTCTCCTTAAATATCATCGTTGGGGTTAAAGTTTAAAGTCATTTGAGTAGAACCCTGTGGGGGTTTTACCGTAAGACTTCCGTCTGCTTCTTCTCTCACAAGCGTTCCGCCGTTTAGGACTCGCATCGCCTCTTCCACTTCGCTAATCTTGAAACGGTAGACACCGCCAATCTTTAATGAGGGGATTAGGTCTTGCCGAATCCATGCGCGGACAGTCGATATGGACACCGCAAAATGCTTTGCCACACTTTCTATCGGAACAAAAGATTCATCAACCATTTTTACTCCTTTTTATGGTCACGGAATATTCCGCATTCGCGTTAAGCCCCGGCGGAAGCACGTCGGGGTGTTCTTCTAAAAATGCCTTCATATTGGTTTGGTGAAGTCGCTTCTCCAATAGTTCCGGCACACCATGTTCAAGTATGAATTTGCCCATGGATTCCCAGTCGTTCGTTGAGTACGTCGTCCTTACGGTGCGATACACAACTCCGGCTTCGGTTCGCAGACTCTCAGCGCCAATGACTTTCATGTGGTCAAGAATCGCTGTCTTGACTGTCTTCATGCCGTCTTCAACCTTGGCGATTTCCGCTTCTAGTTGATGGGTGAGTTCTGCTTTTTTGTCCCGCATCTTGATATAGACACGGGTAAGTTTTTCTAAAGGCACTTCTGCCTGTACTGTAGCTTCTTCCATTTACATTCTCCTGTTTTAAAAATACGATAGCGGTTTGTTGTTCTCACTATCTTCCCTCTACTCTACTATCAAATTCTACCTTAGTCAAGTAAATTCTTGTAAAGTTCAACTAACTTTACATGATTGTCAATACGGTTGTCAAGCATTTTGTATAGGTGTTTCTCCGCATTTGAACCCTGTAATCGCACAATCGTGACCGGATGGCGTTGCCCCGCCCTATGCGCTCTTGCATTGGCTTGGGCATAAATTTCTAGGCTTGGGGTCGGCCCCCACCAAACAACCGTATCAGCCGCCGTCAAGGTCACGCCATGAGCCGCCGCTTGTGGTTGGATTATCAAAATCCTTGGGTCACTGGTATCTTGGAAATTCCTAAATATTTCAGCGCGTTTGTGGGCAGGCACGTCACCATTGATGATCTCGGTTGAGAACCCGTCTGCTTCTAGCTTTTGGCTGAGAATCCGGATCGTATTTTTAAATGGTACAAAGATCAATATCTTTTGTTGTGTCTCGTCGATCACTTCTCTCAACACCTTATAGCGGTTCTTGATGTCAAACTCCAAGGTCTCGCCAGTATCAGAGTACACCGCGCCACAAGATATTTGCAGGAGTTTGCTCAATCCGACTGCAGCGTTAACTGCCGTAATTTGCTCCCCCGCCGTTTGCACAACAAGTTGCTTGCGTAACAACTCATAGTATTTCTTCTGTTGGGGAGTCAGTTCAACTTCCCGTGAGACATACGTCATCTCAGGTAGGTCAAGGCATTCCTCTTTGGTGAACCGGATGGCGGGTTGTAGGGCTTCGTAAACTATCTTGTCCGCATGGGGGCGTGGCACCCACTTGAACTGTGTAATCTTGTACATAACCATGTCTTTAAACGCGCTGTAGAACTTAGGCACACCGCTAGGACTTACAAGTTTTGCTAGTCCGTAGGCGTCCACGGGGGACTGAGCCGCAGGTGTTCCAGTCAGCATCCAGAGCCATGTCTCAGGCTTTAGAATACGGTTTAACGTCTTCCAACGTGTTGTCTGCGCGTTCTTGTACGCATTGGCTTCGTCGATAACGATTAAATCAAACCCACCATTAGCCACCGCTTCTTGAACAATCTCCACCCCGTCATAGTTGATGATGACAAACTCGGCGTCCGATGCGATCACTCGGTTGCGCTTCTCTTTAGAGCCATAGGCAATGTCCACGGTACGGTGCATGGCAAACCTAAACAAGTCAGCACGCCAAGCAGAATCCATGATGGACAATGGGCAGATGACCAGTACACGGCGAATCCGACCAAGTTTCATCAGGTAATCAGCCGCCCAAATGACAGACCCCGTCTTGCCTGTGCCTTGCTCATTAAGGCAGAAAGCTCGCTGGTGCAGGGTCAAGAATGACGCAGTAGTCTTTTGATGGTCAAACGGCTTGTAGAGTCCGGGCCACCCGTACTGTCCCATGATTGGTGATGGGATGTTTTTTATTTGTAGGTTCTTCAACACCCGTGCTTCATCTAGTCCCCACTTCACCGCTACTTGATGTTCTCCAATTTGTCTGCTCTTTGGTATAACCGTTGTCACTTTATTGGGGTGACGTAGGTTCAATAGCAGTATCTTGTTCTCTACGATTTCCATGATTCTCCTGTTTTTATAAAGCACTGACAGAGCAAAAGTGGTCTCCCACTTCGCTCCATCAGATTGTCGGTTCCCTACCGGAAAGAGTAGTGCCGACTGGTAAGGTTATTTCGGTTTCCCGCGATGCACGCCACTCATACCTTACGCTTGCATCAGACTATGAACCAATCAGGCTCGTCGTTTTCTTTCTCGCTTGCTAGTCTCACCAACTAGGTTGCTCTTTGAGTCTCTCTTGAATGACCGATTCTTTGCAGGTGTCTGCACAGAGAATCCGTCCTTGTTACTACCGCCGTTATCTAACGCTTTCTTGTGTGCTAGGTCTTTACCTTCACGGCTCTCGGCAGTTTTACCCTTATCTGTTGCGCTGTCCTTATGCTTCTTGTCGTATTCACGACGCAAGCGTTGACGCTCCATACGGCGTTCTAGTTCGCCACGGGCTTTTTGTTGCTCATACTCTTTCTTGTATGGGCGGGGTTTATTTACATACGGCATCAGTTCCTCCCGTTATGGGCACACTCAAGCACTAAACAATGCTTCTTGCATAGTCCGCTAGGGCGGGGATTCCACACATTGTTGGCGTATGAAAGCTTCATACGGCTGTGCTCTGCGAACCATTTCGCCCACATCTTATCCTGATTTTCGATATCGTACGAGTCTTTAATAAAGTTTTTTGAGACCACGAAAAGTAGCCCACCTTTGACCCGTTTTACTTGGGGGAAGTGTTTAAAAATAGCCAACGCCATCAACTCCAGTTGGTCAGTATCGGCATACTTGGCAGACTTACCCGTCTTGTAGTCTACGCACCGTGCTTCTTCTCCATTGATAACCAATAAGTCGGCAACGCCACGCCACCAAACATTTGGGTCTTTGAATCCACAAGGCTCTAAGTTCTCAGTCAGCCCGAACTCATACTCACAGTACTTATCACCCGTTAACTGTCTTAAGTTATCGAGGGTTGGTTTGGCATAGTTAAACTGCGGAGGTAGTGGTACGTCATCACGTACGTAATGTTCTGCTGCCGAATGAAATTGTTTGCCATAAGTTATTGCTTCAGTAGGCGGTTCGACTACATCCTTAACCACCTTCAAGTGGTAATACTTCTTCGGGCATTGATCGTACGTCTTGATACTGGAGTAACTCCATGCGGGAATCTTAGTCAAAATTTACCTCAGCCATTTCCTTAAGTTCTTTATACATGGGCAACAACGCACACATCTCCCGGTGCACGGTGCGCTTATCATTCATATAGTTGTAGTCGTCTATTGTCTTCTCATCGCGGGTGTCACCAGCCGCTTTCGTTATTGCCAGTGCGTTCTTCTCACGGATGCGAGACAAAATACCCATCAATGGTGCGCCCATTTTTTGTACTCTGTGCACAGGATGACCCAGTTTTTCGGCAACGTCTTTCCATATCATTCCTTGCATCCGCATCTTTAGTATCTGCGGTTGAAGTCGACGTTTCTCTTTGTCGTCATGTATCCACATCTCAGCAGTCGACGAGTCAGCATATCGACGCCATGCGTCGTACCGTTCTTCGGGTGTATACCCATAGTTAGCTTGCTCTAGCACTATGTCAATAATGTCAGTCTTCATTAACAGTCTCCATAAGATTTACCATAGCCACTTTCACAGTTAACGGGTAAACCTTCAGCCCACTCAGGCGTCCACCGCATAGAGTCTTCGATGAACTTCTGCGCTTCTCCAACTTCCGCCTCGGGTACTAGACAGGCAATCGCATCATGTACTGTTAATACAACGTCATAACGCTTTGATATGTTAATCATCTGCTCTCCGATGATGCAACGGGCAATCGCTTGGCATGTGTTCTCGATTACTTTACCGCCGTAGATTTTGTTCCAACCATAGCGTGTCTTGTATTGATACTGCACACCCTTATCATCACGGATAGGCACTAACTTCTCGTAGCGCATCAGCAACCCACTTGGTAGGCGAATGCCCTTCTCTGCGGGGTCAATGTAGAGCACGCCTTCACGTCCTAAAGATGCTGTATAGCCTTTGCTGATTGCTTCCAGCGCTTGTTGCGCTTGACGCCACAACATAACTATGTGTGGGTACGTCTCTCTGTAAATTTGGATAATGTGGCGCGATTCTCCCTCTGTAATCGCAGTACCAAAAGTTTTGAGTTGTGCTTGAAACTTAATCGCTCCCATTCCATACCCCGCGCCGAGAATCGTTGTCTTGCCAACAAACCTCTCGTCTTTTGTAATTTCTGTTGCATCCTTGCCGTATATAGCCGATGCCATGAGTTTGTATACGTCCTCGCCATTTTTAAATGCCTCCACTAAATCGTTTTGCCCCGCCAACCAAGCAAGCACACGCGCTTCAATTTGACTTGAGTCAGCATCAATGATTGCGTAGCCTTCCGGTGCAACAATCGCCTTCTTCAATTTACCCGCGTTGTCCCCACGTGAGGGTAAGTTCTGCAAGTTCAACGAGTCTGAACCACCCCACCTTCCAGTATGTGCGGCATAGTATTTCAACGGCACAGGCATAAGCCCACGCTTGGCAATACCAATGAATCGTTCTGTCCTAGTTTCTTCTAGTGTTGACTTCGTACCAAGGCGAGCCGCGACTAGAGCCTGCACTCTTACATCAGGGTGTTCCGCTAGTGCCTTGAACTCTTCGTCGTTCTTGGCAAGTGCATAAGTCTCTTTGTTAGTCGTCGGGCTAACTTTCATGGGAACCTTAACGCCTATCTTTTCAAGTAGAGCCGCAAATTTCGGGTTACTCGCTAGGTCGGTCTTGTCAACATCTGCTTGCAACAACAGCATGTTCTTCTTATCCTGTACGTCACGCAAGTGCATCTCGAGTAAGTTCAAGTCAAGATCGAGTTTGGGTTGTATAAACATCCGCAAAGTTAAGTCAATCAGCTTCATCTCTTTCTTCGGGAACCCATGAGTCACCATGACGTTAAACAACTTGTAGGTTAAGTTCACGTCGTTAATACAGTAGTCCCCGTATCTGCTAAGTTCTTCTTCAGTAAACTCTTCACGCTTTTTCCCGGAAGCAGCGATTACTTCATCACCCTTAACACCTATTTTGTATGCTTCAACAAGCGACCCGAGGCCCGCACTAGATTCGACACCATGTAGTCCACGCGCCATACACATAGTGTCAGCATACGCCTTCGCATGAATACCAAACTTCTGCGACAAGATAAATCCATCAAACGCCGTGTTGTGTGCAAGCATCATGGAGTCAGCCCACGAGAATGAATCAAGGTAATCCTTAATCTGTTCGTGTGTACCACTCGCCCACTCAGTCTCCCCACCGTTTAACTTAACGCCTACGCCAATGACTTCAAACTTGTCATCACGCACGTACTCTTCTGTTGTCATCTTCGACAAACTGAATGTCGACTTCTCGTAGTATGTTTCAAAATCCACCGTTATTATGTTCATAGTTATTTCCAAAATCGTTTGAGGTTGTCGGTTGTAAAAGTCTTTTGATACTCAGTCTCTTGGGGTTGCGTTAATCGCTTCTTACTTGGCACAGCCCCCGCAAATACTTCTTCTCTTGTTTTGAAATTACAAAAACAAAGTTTGCAATACCTTCTGCGGTAAGTAAACTCTTCGTTCTGTATGGTTTCAACAATCGCTATGTTGTTACCCTCACACTTCGGGCACTTCATTTTTGTTCTCCTGTTGTTTAAAAATAGGGGACTGTTTTATTGCTTCATACTTTGCTTCTTCGTACCCAATATCAAAGGCATTCATAGCTAGAGTAAAAGCGTTCCCGTCTACGCCTGTTATTCGTAACAAGTTTGCTAAGTCTTCTTTTTTCATTCTTCGCTACTCAACATAAAAATTGATACGGCGACTATCACCACTACCACCCCACCAAGGCACATCAATAAGACTGCCCATGCGATTGTTTCAAGCATCTTTGTCTCCTATTTCCAAAAGTTTTTCTTCCAGTCTACGAATGCGTTGACGGTTGTACTCGACAACGCTCATTGCATACTCAAGCGACTTCTCCGCTTGCATCTTGCATATAGTTGCATCACGCATCTCTATATCAATAATTTCTTTCAGCGTGCGTGGTCGCAACATATCTTTAATGAAGGCCACTATGGTTTCTCGTTTAGTCATGTGTTTAGCTCCTTTAATCTTTTCTCCGTTGCTCTGACTACGTCAACCCAGTAGTAGAGGTCGGGCAGGTTGTGTTTTAGTTCGTTGATGTCTTGTTCAGACAAGCCAACCCAAGGTTTCTTGTAGTCTTGGATGTCATCGTCTTCTTCAGT